GTCCGGCGGATTCATCTTCTGCATGGGTGCTGTCTGTGGTGCGGGCGAAGGTGGTTTCGCTGCGGTGCGGGTTGGGGTTGCCGGAGGTGTTGTCCTTACCGGCTGCTCAATTTTCGGTTTTGGCTGTTCTTCTGCCGGCTGTTCTGCTGCTTCCGATCCTTCGATAATGGAACGGATGGAATCATAGTCAAACGGCACCTCCTCCGGAAGCCCATACCGGTTCTTTGCATCCCAGCACGGATGGTGGCTGGTATACATGACCCGTCGGCCGCCCTGTGCCTTGTGCTTCTTGCCCTTGTCGTCTACCGAGACAGCCAGCGTTTTATAGTTTGCAAACAATACCATATCTGCCCATTCTTTCAGGAGCGGTGAAGTCTGCGACTGCGTTTTCTTTCCAAGCTTCAGTTCATAGCGGTCATAAGCACCAAGCTCATCTGGCTGTTCAAACTTCCGGATCTGCGAATGCGCCGTGATCACGACATTGATTCCGGCATCAACCACTTCAGAGAGCAGGTTCAGGAACCGGCCAAACTCTTCCTTCGCATACACATAGCCATTTCCATAGCCGAAATCCTCAATGCCCTTTTTTCCATTTCTGGCACACAGATCTTCCACGCACATCTGCTCTGCCCAATCCGCCGTATCAATCACGAGTGTTTTGCATACGCCTGTGGTAGACCGGACGTACCGGATCTGGTCTGTCAGCATCTGCCAGCTTGAGGCTTTTTCAAACCGCGCCACATCCATGTCCTTTGTGGATCCTTCCGTATCAATAAATACCGGATCCGGGAATTTACTGGCAAATGTTGACTTGCCAATTCCTTCCGGCCCGTAAATGACTACCTTTTTTGCGCTCGGCAACTTTCCCTTTATGATTCTCATTAAAATTCACCTGCTTTCCAAGATTTAGGCTTGTTCATTTCCGGATGTTCCTGACCGACCACATATCCGTCCTCGATAATGATCGAGCACTCATCCCCGGTGCTGACCCGTGTAGCGATCGCCTGCAGTCCTTCCGCCTCCAGCCAGCTGCCAAACTCCTGCAGGGTCTGCATATCCATCTGTTCAAGCTTGTCCAGCAGTACAAAACCACAATTCGGATTCAGCTTCCGGACAATAGCTGTGGATACCATCAGCCTCTCGGATCCGGACATGTTGTCCCACTTCTGCCCCTTATAAACCAGTTCCCCATCCTTTACCGATAATTCCGGCAAAGGAAGCTCCGCAGCCGTAAGCAGCTGTTTTTTCTGCTCCCGGACATCATCAAGTTTCTTTGTATAATCGGCATACTGCTGCTGATAGGATTTTGCATCTTCTTCTGCCTTTTCTTTGTCCAGGTTTGCCCGCACCTTCCGATTAATTTCCTCGATATTAGCAATGCTGGCTTCCAGTTCTGCTGTTGATTCGTCTTCCAGATCCTGTGCAGACAGCCGAGCAATGTTCAGATCCGCTTCAAGACGCTGCTGCTTCTGCAGAAGATTCGCCAGTTCATCATTGATACGCTGGTATTCCTGTTCAATGCGATGCAAGTTCTCGCGTTTGCGCTGATTTTCCCCATTCTGCGCAAGGATCTCCTGCTGGCGCTTGATCAGTTCCGTTGGGGACACCAGATCAAGCGGCGCATCCGGATAATAGGCCTGCTCTTTGGCATATTTTATCTTCTGATCTGCCACACGCCCTATGTACAGCCGCTCATTGTACAGTTCCTTCTCTTTTTTATCCAGTTCTTCCAGGTCTGTTTCCACACCAATAATCTGCAGCAGGATATGCGCTTTTTCGCGTCCAGGTGCTTCCATGAAATGTGGGAGATCCAGAGCAGGCTGGCTGATAAATTCATTCAGGAGCTGCTGCCCTGCCTTTGTACCGGTTGGATCCGTAACTTTTAAGTTACTGTTTTTCCCTTTCCGCTCAACAACAAGGCCGTTGTTCATAACGATGTGCAGCTGCGGTGGGATTACCGATCCTTCCCGCTGTGCTTCTGACGGGCGGTACCGGTCTCCACCCAGTGCCCAGGCGATTGCATCCAGAACAGATGTCTTGCCCTGATTGTTGTTACCACCGATGATTGTCAGGCCGCTTTCTTTCGGTGTCACCTTTACAGCCTTGATGCGTTTTACATTTTCAATTTCCAGACGATTAATCTTCATGCTCATCTTGATATTCCTCCTGTTTTACCATATAATACGGATGAGATTGTTTTGCTATGCCCTGACTGAGTTGGCGCTCATCAGGGCGTTTTTATTTTTCTGCCGCTTCCCGGTCAATCCGGATCAGCTCCCGCGCGATCTCCTGAATCAGTTCCGGCTCGTCAATTGCCGCCCAGTCCACCGGCACCCGGACGTGGTCGATCGCGGACATGATACGTGCCGCATTGCGCTCGTAGCGCTCAATATCTTTTTCCAACATTACAGGACATCCTCCAGTTTCAAAATTCTTAATGCCAGCTCTATTCCAAACCGTACGCCGTTCGCGAATGATCCATCCACTGCGATCTGTACTTTCAGAATCTTCAAGTCTTCCACATCAGCTAGCTTTACTTTCAGTTCTACCGGATCCGGGCTTATTTCTCTCATATCTCCCATACCGTTTCTCCCTCCTCTCTTTCATCCATCCTTCCACAGCTGCCAGAGTCACCAGCCACCACAGGTACATACATACTACTGCAGCAACCCACGTGGTGTCCTCGCCGCCGAGAAGCTTGTACAGGAAAATGGTAGCCAGCGCAGCAGCGCTGTGTAAAAATATGTTTTTTTCCATGTCAGTTCTCCACTATGCCGTTTTCTTGTCCTTTTTTGTTGTTTCTTCAAAGCCGATCTGCTTTGCGGCCTTTATGATTGTATTCCTGATCAATGTATCGGCTATGTGTTTGGGCAGAGTGTTCTGCTCCACCCATTCCCCGTTGACCTTGATCATGCTTACTATATTTAATTCTTTCATTCCACCACCCCTCTTTTAGGCTATTCAGTTATGCTTGGCTGAGTTCTTCTGTTGACTTTTCTCTTCTTCTGATTTACTATTCTCAATATAAAAATTCTGTCCGGAGGAATTCAAAATGACTATACAAGAGATTCGTTTTTTAAAAATGGTTCATAAACTCACAGATTGCACTGAACGTGTCTTTTATTACGATAAATATGACGCATCACTCCATCTCTATTCAGACTCAGATGTCAGCTATCCCTGTGGAAAATTATCCAACGAAATAAATAGCATTTTAAATTCGTTATTGAACAATGAATGTATCTCTTTATTACCGCCCTCTGGCATGGATGGAAACTGTTACCAATTGACACATAAGGGATTACATTTTTTTCAATTTTCATTAAGCCAGTTTGTATCTTTTCTTTTTAAGTCAATCATTGTACCTATTGCAGTTGCCTTTATTACTGCTCTGTTAGTCAGCGCATAAATTTTACGACAAACACTGCTGTTAAAATGCTGACTAGAATAGACAGAATCAGTTCCATTCCGTCTTTTTCGCTCATTCGTACCACCTCTTTCTGTGTATCTGCAAATTCGTCCAGTGACTTCATCTTCTCATCTCTCTATCCAGCCTGTACTTCACTGACCGCATTTCTTCGGAATTTGTTTATGAAATAGATCTGCCCTTTTCCAGTTACCTTTGTGGTTTTGTTGATTCTCACAGATCCATCTGGATTATTGACTGTGGACTCCTTCACCTCAAACAGCTCCATCTCCATAGATTTCTGCGTTGGCATGTTCCAGTCAGCGCCTTTTCTCTTAATCAGGTACCCATGCTCCCTCATCCATTCAAACAGTCGCTTCTGGCCGGTATCTATACCATTCTGCTTCAGCAGCTTGGCAAGATCTCCGATCAGGATGGATGTGTGGCTGGTTGACACTGCGTCTGCGAAGATCTCTTTCGGGCGCATCCGCTCTATCTCTTCATTCTGAGCCTCAATGGTCTTCTGCGCCTCCAGAACAGCCAACGCAAGTAACTCTTTTCCTTGGGGGATCTGCATCTGGTAACCACCAGTCTTACGGATGGCCGGAAGAACTTCACTCGTCACCCAGTGTTTGAATCTCTGCGCACTTTCTAATTTGCTTCCGAAGATCAAGGTATATAAGCCGGATTCATTGATTATTCCTAATTTTTGCTTTCCGCCAAGGGTGTCGCATTCTGCTACTCCCTTATCTTCCGAGCAAACATGTTTGGCTAATGCATCTCTTGAATTAGAGTATCCAAGCACCTCAGCCACATCTTTTCCAACGAACCACGGTTCTCCATTAATAGTTACTGTTCGGATATCACCGAACTCTTTTGAATTGAAAATTTTTACTTCGTTCATGTGCCTCCTATTTGTATCTTTTAAAGTTACCTTTACGCAAAAAAAATTGATATCGGATCCTTTATATGTAATTCATTAATCATAATTTGAATTTCATCGCTTCCAAAAACACCTATTTTCATTTTTTCATAAAATGTTTTTGGGGTAATACCAATCATTTTTGCCACGTCTGACTGCGAATATCCGTTTTTTGCAATTATTCCTCGCAGTTCGTCTGTTCGTATCAAACCATCACCTCCGTATCTTTTTAAGTTACTACAAGTTTATCACATTTTCGTAACTTGTCAAGATATTTTTTATTGCATTTATAACTTTTTTGTGCTATTATTAAGTTACTTTATAACGAAAGAGGTGAAAATATGACTGTAGGTGATAGAATCAAAGAACTACGCCTTAAACTAGGGCTCAGCCAAGTCGATTTTGCGGATAAAATAAATGTTTCGAAGCAAACATTATATAAATATGAAAACAATATTATTACAAATATTCCATCTGATAAGATCGAAGCTGCTGCAAAATTAGGCAATATATCGCCTTCCTATTTAATGGGATGGGAAAATGTTGATTGGGATTTATTGCAAAAGCAAAAGGAATCACGAAAACGATTCGCATATGTATACAATATTCAATACTTTGAAAAACAGATGCTTGATTCTTTTTCTAAATTAAATGATGAAAACAAAAAAAGAAGTATTGCTTATACTAAAAACCTTCTCTCCACCCAGCAGATGGAAGACGAGGTATACGAAGTCGCTGCTGCACATGACATGAATGCTTCATCCGAGCAGAAAAAGCATGCCGATGATATTATGAAAGATCCAAGTGAATGGGAATAAGGAGTGTGATCTTATATGTCAAATGTAAAGGAAAGAATCATCGGTGCGGTCACTATCATGAATGAAAAGGACGCGCAGAAAGTGTGGGAGCTGATTCAGGGAACTTTCATTTTAAACAACGCTGAGGAAGTTGAGCCGGATCCGGATGAGCTGGAAATCATGAAAGCTTATGAGTCTGGCGATCCGGAATATCAGCCAGCTATTTCACAAGCTGATTTAATGAAAGAATTGGGAATTTAATTTAAAATATTCCCGAAAGGGAAGGTGTAAACAGAGATGACTTATGAAGAACTTTTAAATATTTCCGATAAAGAAAATCTTATTGTAAAAGAAAAAGATATTCCGGGATACGGCGGGCGTATTTATAAAAACCGGATTGCGATCCATCAGGGACTCGACACTCAGGTTGAAAAAGCTTGCGTCCTCGCTGAAGAGCTTGGTCACCATTATACAACCTCCGGAAATATCCTTGATCAGAGTAAGGTTGAAAACCGCAAGCAGGAATTCCGGGCGCGGATGTGGGCTTACAACAGGCAGATCGGCCTGATCGGTATCGTTAACGCATGGAAACATGGCTGCCGCAGTCAGTATGAAGCAGCTGAGTTTCTTGGCGTGACCGAAGAGTTTCTCCGTGATTCAATAAATGCATACCACAGTAAGTACGGTCGCTGCTGCTGCGTTGATAATTATGTGGTGTATTTTGAGCCGGGGCTTGCAGTGGTGGAATTCATCGGATAATGGTGATCGCATTATATCACCCAGCTGACTTGTCCGGATCGAGACCTGATGGATGGCAGATTTCTGTCCTACATGATTTTCGATAATAATATCTTCATGTAAACATTACTATAAGGAAAAGGGGAAGTGTAAGGTTATGAAAACTTGGAAATTAGTGTCAGGAATATTATCAATAGTAATTGCTGCTTATATGATTTTTCAGTCATTTGTTTCAATGGCCTATGAGGCGCTCGTAGTTGGCGGCTACAGTGGAGTTGCAGGGTTATTTTCCGCTGGGCTTATCCTTGCAGCTGGTATCGTATCAATAGTCTTCCGAAAAAAAGAAGGCGGGGATGTTGCTTGTGTAATATTGTTTGCGCTGGCTGCCGTAATAGGATTTTCAACGTTTGGAGGTGCTTACGGAGATCTGATCGTGTGGAGCGTATGGGCTTCTGTTTGTGCGATCGTGCTTCTGATCCGCGTGCTTCTTAATCCGTGTACAAAAGCCGCTTTTATGAGACTTTACTTCCATCCATCTTTTATTGCCGGATGTATTTGCGCTGCAATCCTCGGCGCAGTGTTTGGATCACTTTTGCCGCTTGTAGTATACTGTGTTGGATATATTATTGTTATCCTGATAAGAGGAAAGAAAGATGAGTGAAAAAGAAATATTTCTGGCAGGATTTTACTCTCTGTCAACATCTGATCAGAAATTCTTGCAAAGCCTGATTAAAGATTATAACGCTGGCCGGATAACCGATCAGGAATTTTCAGAACGGCTGCAGGAGAGAAAAACTACAACTACATAGCAAAAACCGCCCGGTGCTGGTAACGCCGAACGGTTATGCATAGATTCCGTACAGATCAAAGATCTGTGTGAAAATCTTCCCTAAGCAAGAAGATTATACCACACACCTCTTCGCTTTGTACAGGGTGTATTTTTTATACTCTTTTTTCATATTTTCAAAGAGGGGGTGGTCTTAATGGATAATACAATGCGTTATGGCGCGTTATATATCCGTGTGAGCACTGACAAGCAGGAAGAACTGTCACCAGACGCGCAGAAACGGCTGCTGCTTGATTATGCAAAGGCTCACAATATTTTTATCTCTCCGGAGTATATCTTCGTTGAAAACGGCATCTCCGGCCGTAAGGCAGACAAGAGACCTGAGTTTCAGAAGATGATCAGCATCGCAAAGACAGATGAGCCGCCATTTTCCGTGATCCTCGTCTGGAAGTTCAGTCGGTTTGCCCGGAATCAGGAGGAATCGATCGTCTACAAGTCAATGCTCAAAAAGCAGCACGGCGTCGATGTGGTGAGCATCACGGAACCACTCATCGATGGACCATTTGGCGGCTTGATCGAACGGATTATCGAATGGATGGACGAGTATTACTCTATCAATCTTTCGCAGGAAGTCAAAAGAGGAATGACGGAAAAGGCCATGCGCGGAGGATATCAGGCGACGCCATCGCTTGGCTATGCCTCTCCCGCTCCAGGGCAGCCGTTTGTCGTCGTCCCGTCAGAGGCCGAAATCGTTAAATATGTTTTTGACCAGTACGCGAATCATCATAAGGATCCGACTTCTATTGCCCGAAAACTCAACGAAAAGAAGCTGTTGACCAAACGCGGCAATCGGTTCGAAAAGAGGAATATTAATATTATTCTGCGGAATCGATTCTACATAGGAAAAGTGGTATGGAATGGCATTGAGCGGGATGGTGTGCATGAGACTTTCATCAACAAGGAACTCTTTCAGGCGGCAAATGATCGGCTGGATGCCACTTATCGGCCTAAAAATCGACGGGAACTCGGTGGATGTGTGCACTGGCTATCCGGCCTTGTCAAGTGTTCCATCTGCGGCGCATCGCTCGCATACAACCGGTCGTCAAAGTATCCTTATTTCTGCTGCTGGAAATACGCAAAAGGAATGCATGAGGGTGCGAATACGATTAATGAGCACCAGCTCGAGGATGGAGTCCTTGAATATTTCGAGCAGTTGCTGGATGGTGCTGATTTTTCTTTTTCGTACCGTGCGCCAAAGAGTATGTCAGACCTTCCAGATGAAAAAGCTGTTTTTGAAAAAGAGTTGGAAAAGATTGATCAGAGAAAGATCCGGATCCGGGAAGCATATGAAGCTGGAATTGATTCACTTGAGGAGTACCGGGAAAATAGGAGACGCTTGGAAGAAGAAGCAGCGAGGATCATCGATCTGATCAGGGAGTCGGAAGTGAAAAAGGTTGATTCTGATCCAGGGCGGCACAAAGCTGAAATGCTTGAGAAAATTCGCACCGTGTATGACATCGTCAAAAGTGATTCTATCGATTATGAAACGAAGGGGAATTTTATGCGATCGATTGTGGAAAAAATCGTCTGGGACAGAAAAAGCAATACCCTGACATTTTACCTGTATTGTTCCGATTCCCGCGAGGGCTGA